CAAGTGACTCTTTATCTATCAACCCAGCAGCGTATAGTTGTTTCTCCACTGCTAGAGCTTTTTTAATGTTATTTTCAGTTATAACACCTCTCTTCAAAGCATCTTCAGATTACCTGCAGGGCTTGCAACACCTCCTCCGTCTGCCTCCCATTCATAAGGTGGAGTTTCAGTGGTGACTGAATCAATAGAGCCAGTGATAGTAATATCCTCTGTAAGAGCCTCAAATGACAAAATAGTTTCATCGCTTGCTTGTTCCAAGTCTCGTTTAGATAGCAACTCTTGTAAAATAGTTACAAGCCCACTATCTCTGTTTGTCGAGCAGGAAACATTGTAAACATAGCTTGTCGGCGTAAAGGTTTTTAGGGTTACTTTGTTTATAATCAATTCCTCATCTACATCAAATAGAGTTGAATCAATAGTAATAGTCTGCCCTGCTCGTAATCCACTTTGATAAGTTTGAAAACTTGCCTCAATAATCGGTGTAGCATAAGCATCAAGTAATGCCTGACAATAAACCAAAGCGTCATCACGACTTTTAATTGCACGGTTTTCCTCAAAGTTTTCATAAGTTCCATATGTTGAAATACTTGCTGAATCAGAACGCTGTACAATAACTGGGAATAAAGGCTCGCCAGTAATTTCAATGAGGTCATTATGATGTGGTTCGGTAGCAACTGAAGTAAATCGTATATACTTTTCGTTGAAGTTCCACATACAGTCAAATAATGTTTCGTCATTGAGGTAATCAATACCAACAGTTTGTGGGATTGTAGTCATTCCGTGTGTAACAACAACAGACGGTACGCTTGCAAATTTGTTAGCAGTTCGGTAAAAGAGCCGTTCAGTAGCATCATCACTTGCAGTAAATGCCTCTGTAACTGTGTTCCCAATTTCCTCATCACCTCGTACGGTTACACGGTTTTGTAATTGTGAAAAGTCTTTTGAAATTGATAGGGAATTAAAGATATGGTTTTCGCCAGTATCAGTAATTTCAAATGGTGCGACTTCATCATTTTTAGGGAAAAAGTAAATGTTTTTGTAATAGTCTACATACCAAGAATAATCAACCATTTTAGATAGTTGATTAAGAATACTTGTAATGTTTACACGGTCAAGAGTAATTCGCTTTATATTGGTTATACAGGAAACATTCGCTGTATTAAAAGTAGGTGCGTACTGTAAAACAACATCAATAATAATTTCCTCCACTGTTTTGTTTTGAAATTTGTTTACTACCAATCGGCTATCTAATAAGTGTGAATAGTCTTTACACTGAATATCAAGAATAATAATGTTGTCAGTTTCAAGTGTTTTATCAGCAGACAAAATAATACCCCCAAACAATCTTGTAGCACCGTCAGCAACAATAACCTCCTGTCCAATAGTAGGTTCATATGTTTGCCCTGCGTGTTTGAATATTGTAAAACTACAAGTATCGGCACGGTTATTCAGGTTATTTGAGATAGAAAAACTTTTAAATTCGATTAAAGAAGTTCTATCAGTTCCGTTAATAGTTACCGTAATCATATTATATTTTCATATTTTGCTTTACGATTTTCATAATATCGTTACCAATTTGTTCAGCGATATTTTCTTTACCCATAAATGAATTACCTGTAATGTTTATCGTTAGACCTCCAGCACCCTGTGCGAGCAGTGACGGGTCTTTCATAGCCATAATGTAATCATCTGGGTGTGTAGTAATAACATTTCCATTTGGTGAAATAATAGCGTCATCAACTGATTGAGAGCCTCCACCAAATAACCCTTTTATTTTACCTCCAATACTCTTTACAACACCTCCAATTCCTATTTCTTTTAAGTTAGCAATAAGGTCTTTTACAAAAGAAATAAGAGCCTTGATTTTATCAATAACATTTTGAATTGCGTTTGTAAATCCGTCTATAAAGAACGCAGCGATTTTACTAACAATATCAAAAACAAAAGTAAACATTTGTATAAGAACTTTCAATCCCTCAATAGTTCCAAGAATAGCACCAAGTAAAACAGCACCAATCGCTTTTGCTATGAATCCTAATACTGGTAGAAAAGGTTGTATAACAGCCCAAAATCTTTGAAACGCCGGTATAAGTGTTTCTGTAAATATAAGACTCAACTGTGCCCAAATATCTTTGAAAAATGTAAACAATCCAGTACTTTCCTCAATATAAGCACCAAAGGCAAATATTTGGTCTTTGAAAATTAGAAACAAAGCAACAATACCAGTTAAAGCAAGAGCAATTAAAGTAAATGGACTTGCCAATAATCCAAACCCAGCAATCAATGCAGGAAGTGCAAGCCCAATCAACCCAACTACTGTGAGTAATCCAAATAAACCAGCAGAAAGCCCTAATATAGTAGCAACTAATTTAGGGTTTTCAGTAGCCCAAGCTAATATTTTGTCAATAACAGGTTGTACTGCTTTCAACAATGAGCTTAATGCTGGCGCTAACGCTTGCCCAATACCCTCTGAAATATCCTCAACAGAACGCCTCATAAGAGCCATAGACTTGTCTAATCCACCGACAGTATCAGTAGTTTCACGCAAGTTCTGTGCAAACCCCTCTTGGATAGCGGCGACTTTTTCTTGTTCTGTACCAAATTCAATTACCTTTTTTTGTGCCTCTGTAAATCGAATACCCATTTTTTGCAACATTCCAAATTCACCTCTTAATGCTTTTGCAACAATGTTTGCACTAGCAATATACTGGTCAGAAGTAGCGTTTAATCCGTTTTGGTTTACAGTCAAGTCAGCGAGAGATTTTGTAAGGTCAATAACAGATTTTGATTGAAGCCCAAAAGTGGATAATTGAGCAACACCCATATTCAATGAGTCGGCATCAATACCTGATTTCTTTTGAAGTGCTGATGTAAGTTTATTCACCTCTGCAACTTGCTCTTTAGTTCCTTTTGATACGCCAATAATAGCGTTTTCGAGTTGTCGTTGTGACCGTTCTACCTCTGCAAATGCGGTAACGGCTTTATAAGCAACAGCACCAACAGCAACAAGTCCGGCAGTACCAATAGCCGCCATTTTTTGAAAAGCGGGTTGCAAATCCTCTACTTTTTTCTGTACGCTTTCTATTCCACTTTGTACTGAATTTAAAGCCTTTTTTGTATTATCCTCTGCCTCGATAATAAATTGTAATTTTTCGGTGGTAGCCATATAAGTTATTATAACAAAAAAACGATAGTTTGACTACCGTTTCTTTTTTGAACTATTTGCACGCTTGGTTGCATCATATTCCTTTTTCATATACAAGGCTATTTTTTGCAAAAACGGCAATGGCTGTGACATATAGGTGTAGTAATCCCACTTCATATAGACACATATCGAAGTCATAGAATCAATATCTATATTTTTTTTTGATGTAGCGAGTCAATCTCTTTAATCAAGAAATCGTAATCAGCAGACGGCAACTCAAGAGCAATATCTAAAAGATTTTCTGTTTTCTTATCAATAGAGATAACATATGCCTCAATGTATTTGTGATACATTTCGAGTACAATAGTTCCATCAATTTCACTAGGTGCACCTGCCCCGTATGAGTCAGGCTTCATTTTGTAATGTTTAGCAGTAGCAGAAAATATCATTTCACTTTCACGCCCTGTAATCCATTCTTTAATTTCTACCATTTGTTTTGTGACTGGTAGTGTCACCTGTTTTGTTGGTCTTTCCATATTATGATACTGATACAGCGTTATAATCTGATAATTCGTTTACAATATCAACTGTAATTGCACTTGCTTCATCATTGTCATAATGAGCAGTAAATTCAATAGCAGAAGTTACAATATCATCAATAGGGCGGTCTTGTGACAAGTCCTCGAATGATACTTTTGGAAGTGTAATTGTAATTGTCGGGTTACTTGCGTTTCCAATAGTAATATCAGAACGAACCAATGAAATTTCCATAGCTCGGTAATTACCAGCAGTGTAAATATCGTGGTAAGTTTCGTTTGTATAATCCAAAGTCATTGACCCTGTGATTTCAAACATAAGTGCAAGTACATCAGACGGGTTAAGTTCACCTAAGTTTTGATTTGTACGAGCATTGTTTACTACTGATAGTGAAAACTCTTTTGTTTTCATAACAGGTGCACTAGCAAGACCTGCAACATCACTTGCAATTTTAATTGAAACATCGTGGTTGCGGAAATAGTAATCATCACCAGAAAATGCCGGTGAATAATCTGTTGCTGTTTCCTCCTCTGCACCAACAAATTCAACAGTAGCAGTAGCCAAATCATCAATAGGTGTTTCAATTTCCAATGATGACGGCAATACCAAATTGTATTTATAATCTTGGAAGTTAGGCTGTGATAAAGCCAAAGTCAAAGACGGGTTTTGTGGATTGTTCAAAGCAATACTAAATTCGTGTGTATATACAGTAGTTTCACCACCTTTAGTAGCACTGTTTACTGTACCCATAAGAGCCTTTAAAATCCAACCAATGGTTTCGTTTTTAAGGTTAAATTCAAGGTTACCCTCTACTCGTTTCTGTACAATTTCAGAACCTTGAGATGTGATTCGACTACCTTTTGTTTCTGCAACTAAAACTTTATCGACTACTGGTCGCACGCCTGTTGGTGTACGCCCTGCAATCCAAGCCTGTGGTGATACCGCAGTACCTCGTGTTGATTCAACACCAAGTCCGATATTTACGCTTTCGCCTAAAATATAAGCCATATTATTTGTTCGCCTTTTGGGCTATTGTTAATGCCTCATCGTAGGTGACAGCCTCGATGGTTTTTGATAAATGTGGAAAATGGAATTTTTTAAGTCGTACCTCCTTTTTCATTTCCTTTGGTACTATTTTTTTGTGTCTATATGCGTTTAGCATAGTTCTATTATACAGAAATTATGAATTATTTACAACTGTTGTATTGTCAATATGTTTGACGCAACGAAGTGATATACTCGCCATACGATAAGGTGTTTCTGATGCGGTTGATTGACCCCACGCACTCGGTGCAGGCTCTACCCAGTCACAGACACTCCCTAATACATTTCTGCTTTTGAAAATATCTAATAATTCATCAACAACTTTTTCTAATCGCAAGTCCACCTCCTCTTGTGCGTCCTCATCTTTAATCGGGTAGTAAACCTTTACATCATAAGTATAAGTTACTTTATCTCTATGCGTTGAGCCATAATCTGCCTGACTTTCTGACGGCGTTACAACACAAGCAGGAAATCCCTCAAAGGTTGAACGGTTAGTAAGATAGGTTATTTGAATCAAATCTGATTCTGCATCAATAACATCTTTTATTTCTTGTCTGATTGATTGAAAACTCATATTTTGATAATGCCTTTAACAGCATCTAAAAAGTAATTGTTAATTTTTTCCTCGTTCATTTCGACCGCCTCCCGTAAGAACGGCTGGGCTTTTGTACCAGGGTGATTGACTACTCTACCGAACATCTGACCAGTACGCTTGTTAGCAAGCACTCTGGCTTTTTTAGCAACAATGGTATGTGGTCGTGTACCCTCGTGGACTGGTACAGCATATGAAACACCAACCTCCACCGTTCCTTTCATACCATTTACTGATGACCTGATAGACTGTCGCAAATTACCTCCTCCTGATTGTTTATTTACAGGTGCAAGTTTTTTAGCATCTCTTTCAATAGTCAATGTAGTCTTTTCTATGGCAACCATAATACCTTTACTCGCCCTTTGCGGAGCTTGTTTTAAAGCGTCTAATATCCTATCGGCGTTTTTAAGTTTTATAGATATATTAGCCATATTAAATGTTTTTAAATAGTCGCACTCGGCACTCCATATGTTTTGCTCTACCAAGAAATTCATAGCGTTCGATACTCATTACTCGGTACTCATTCCCGTCAATAATTGCTCTATCGCCCTGTTTAATTTCACGGCTTTTTGTAAACATTAAGAAGTCTTTACCATATCCGCCCTCAATATCCTCTGAAAAACTATCTTGTAGTGGTTGTAAATGAATTGGTATGTCGATAAAAATATCCTCTAATATTTGTTTATCAGTTCCAAGTACATCAGTCATTCTGCTGATAGTAGCCGTTTCTGTATAATGTTTTTCAATAGCAGATGCCATAATTATATTGCATAACGCTTGTACATAGTGATGATTTTTTTAGCCTCATCAAAGTCGTTGAGCTGTTTCTGCGTGTTATAGGTTACTGAATACCGACCAATACTTTCACTTTGTATCTCACCCTCGTGTTGGTTAGATGCGTTGATAATCCCAGAAACAAGTACCGTACAAGCCCATTTAATCTCTGGTGGTACTTCCGTTCCATAACCAAATTGACCTGTAACTTCAACATTCTGTAATCCTAAATCAAAAACTCGATACTTCAACATTATTTTTGTTTTTGGGTTTTTGTTTGCTGGGTAAATAGCATAATCATCAGAACTAATTGTAACCCCGTCAATTTTCAATGTAGTAATTTCCAGTAAATCATCTACAATCAACACATTTGAATTATTCCCGTCATACAGTTTTTCAGTATCTTCCGTTGGTGGTACAAAAGTTCTATTTGTTTGTCTATCAATATGACGACTTGCCATAGTAATCCATTCAGTAATTTGAGTGTTAAAACTGGCATCAATATTGGTAAGTAGGTAATTTTGTAATGATATTTTATCTGTATACATATAGTTAGCAATCACTTTCCATAACTGCATATGGGTTATTTTTTCTGGTAAATGGGCTGGACTTTTCAAAATATACCGTATCTATTTTGCAGTACGGGTCGATTTGTTCAATAATAACACTTACTCCACTGACAAGCCCTCCGTATGTAGTTGTTGCGTATATTTTTGAGCCGTACATACCTATATTATAATAAAAAATTGAGTTAATAGCAAACAAAAAAAACAGCTTTATACTGTTTTATAATTCTGCACCGACTGTATAAAAAGTATTAGGACTACTTTGATTATTGTAGTTTGTTTTTATCCAACTTGCTGACCTAGCAATATTAGATATTCTAATTTCATCTACAGAAGCATTTAGATATCCATATCCACCACCACTATATAAGTTTCCAAACTGTCTAACCAAAGCACTACCTGAACCACCTACTCCTGCTTGTGGTGGGTTTCCATTTATATATACATAATATGTTGAACCTACTCT